ATCCTTGGCATAGTCGAGGAAGGAATTGCCCAGGGTCTTGACCGCGCCGATGATATCCGCGCTGATCGTCGCATCGGACGAGTCGCCGCCTTCCTTGGCGGCCTCGGCCTTGATCGCCCGCGATAGCGAGGCCATGTCGGACAGGACATTCGAGAAGCGGTTGATATTATACATGCCCTTCTCGAGCACGGGCTGCCCCTTGTCATCGAACGGAGTCGATAGAGCGGCAACAGCCTTACTGAGGCGATCGAAGTCTTCCCACAGGCCGGGCTCGACTTCGGTGGTCGGGTTGAGCGCCTTGCCCAGCCGCTCACGAAGCTTCTCGGCTTCGGTCGGCTCAGCCTTCGCCAAACTCTCCTCGTGCTTGACGGCGTCTTCCTTCTTCTCGAAGGTTTGACCGTCACTGGCCGTCCAGACCTGCTTCACACCGGGAGGGGTAACCTTGTCGGTTTTCTTGGCATCATCGTCGGAGGGCGCAGCCTCAGACTCTTCGGTTGCCGGGCCAGTCTCGGTGACTTCTTTTTGAGGTCCTTTCGCGTCTCCACCTTCCTCGGTCTCCTTCTGTGCCTTACCCGAAGTGGCTTCCTTGACCAGCGCCTCGCGAGCGGCCTCGACGTGGTTCATCCACGTGGTGCCGTCATTCGCGGCCTTGGCCATGGTCTCCGCTCGTTCGACCACCTGATCGTTGGTGATCTGAACGTCGCCCGCCGGCGGAACGGCATCGACCTTGTTGGAGGTATCTTCCTCGGCCGGTGTATCCTCCTCGGCCGCCTCCTCGGCGGCATCAGCCTCGGCCTTGCTGAATGCGGGCCACTGATCGTCGTCATTCTCGACCTTGAAGGCGACATGCTCTTCAGCACCATCGGCCTTGACCAAGGAGAAGGTTGCCGAGGGCACGCAGGGATTGTCGACCAGGCTGACTTCGTTCGGCGCCGCAGTGAATTTCTTCACCTTCGAATTGTCGTTCGCCGTATCCGTCCAGCGCTTCGCGTAGGAACCGCCGACGGAGAAGCCGGTGTAGCAGCCCTCCAGGACCATTTCCCACTGCTTGTCGTCCACGACCTTGGCGCAGACGTCGATCGCCTTGGCGTCGTCATCGAAGTTGATGTCGGTCAGCTTGCCTGCCACAGACAGGCCGTGCATGACGCGCAGATTGCCCTTCGACAGGCCGCCCGATGCTTCATGGATCTCGTTCGACCATTTCTCGAAATAGGGCTTGGAGGACTCATAGTCCATCACCTCGCCCGACTTGTCGAGAATTTCCTGCGTGATCGTACCGTAGACGAGGCGCTTTTCCTCGTCCACCTTCGTCAGCGGGACGAAAACCCGCGCCTTCGCCTTACTCATGGGTATGCTCCTCGGTTAAGCTCTTGAGGTATTTGGCCAGCTTATCCGGGTCACCTTCGGCAACAAGCTCGGCAAGGGTCTTTACAACCCCGTCGTCCTCGTCGCCCTGATAACTCGGCCCTGCGGGATCGGCCTCCCCGACAGGGTTTCCGTTCGCGTCCAGTTTTGCGCCGCCCTGAGACTGATCCGTCAAGGCAAGAGGAGCAAGACCGTTGGACGTCATAAACATGGGCTGATCGAAGATCGGATCTTCGTACGGCTCTCGACCCATGTCTGCACGAGCCTCGTTGACCGGCAGAAGTCCGCCGTTAACATAGGCTGTGGTGATCTGTTGCCTTTTCAGGGGATCGAGCTCGTCGTCACCCCTCCACAGGAACTCGAAGTCTGCGGCGTCAAGGTCTTCAGCGAGAATGCTGTCAATCAGGTCCTTCACCCAATTCTGGATGGGAGCCATGCCCGTCTGTGCCGCTTCTTGCGCTGCGCTGTCAGCAGTCGCGCGGTTCATCATTTGGAGGAATGGCTGCGGCGAGAGTCCGAACGCAAAGCACGCCACCCGGGCAAGCCATTCCTCCGCCTTGCCGAAAAGTTCAGTCTCCTGCGTGGGGACATAAGTCTTACCGACCGCTGATGGGACGAACCTAGCGCGACGGCGCTCCGCAAGGTTTCCGGCGAGGATATTGTCGAACCATTCCTGGAACGTCCTGATCTGGTCGGGAGTCCATGTCTCCGGCACGCCGATAAGCGCGGGAGGAATATTGCCTTCGGTGAAGAAGTTCAGTTGAAAGATCTGACGACGCAAGGCAATGTTGATCGTCATCAGTAGCTGCTCGACAGGCGAGTAGCCATATATCTTGTGAATGCGGATATTGCGGGGACGGAAGAGGATATCGCTCTTGCGATAATTCACCGCGGGCATACCCTTGAGTATCTGCTGGTAAGCAGTCTCATCATCGTTCTCGGGCGTACGGCCCCAATCGTTGAGGACACGGCGGATCGTCGCACCGTCGATCTGATCGAGCGACAGCAGCCGACCTCCCACAGTCCTGCGACGGTGCAAGGTTGGGGCGTCGATAACGAATAGGTCTTCGAGAAGCATCCGAAGCCAGGCGTTCCAGTGATGCTCGCCATCGGGCTTGAGGAAGAACTGAGTCAGCGCCTTGATCTTGTTCTTCTTCTGGGGCGTCAGCTTCTCGGTCGAGTCGCGGGGCTTGATGACCCAGCGCAGTCGCTCCATGGCATCCTTGCGGGTCTCAATGATGAGTCTCAGCAGATCGTAGCCGTCGGCGAATGCTCGCAGTGTCTCATAGGTGATCGGCGAGTACGGGCGAGTGCTCGTAACGATGTTAACGCCGTTCGGAAAGTCGAACGCCCGGCCCGCCACTTCCGCCGGGGCCTGAGGTGCCATCGGCTGGCCGGGACCGAACCAGTCCGAGCCTTGGCCGTTTGCGCCATACGTCATGCCGATGCTGTAAGGTTGACCCCATGATCCCGGGTTCAGGGCGATGGCACGACCGCCACCAGCTTGAGCGCGCGAGGTCATATTATGCCTTTACCCCATCGTTTGCCGAGGCGAACTCCCTCCGGAAGCCTGCGGACAGGAGAGGTTGAACGTCTTCCTCTTTCACGTCAAACAGTCCTTCCTTATTGATGAGGTACTGAGCTCCGCTCATCCCGTAGGCAGTATTTATACCTTTTGGACCTTTAAGAGAAGCAGTAGCACCCAGCTGTGGCACAAGAACACCGTGAAGTCGGTCAGCAACAGCCTTAGCTTCTTGGCGATAGTAATCCATAAGACCTTCGTTGGCGATTGCTCCAACGAGCAACTCAGTAGCGGCCCACACCAGAGCGTCCATGCGGTCGGGAGAATACCCCATGGAGCCGTCGGGAGTGTACTCGCACAGTTGATCCTCGAGTTCGGGGAAGAAGCCCACGTGGTGGAACTTGCCCTGCTCGTACAACTGCGAGACTGGCTCAGCACGGACAATCTTGCCGCGAGTCGCATGGACAGCTTTCATGGGAATAAAGTCGGCGGTCCTTAGCCCTTCTTCCTTCAGGGACTTCGCAGCCTGACGAAGAACAGCAGCAACCATCTCGCCGCCCTGGTTCGCTTCGTAGTCGAGCATGTCAGCTTCCCACTCGTCAAATGCACGAACAGCGGCGCGACCCCATTCCTCCGGTGTCCCGGCGATGGACACATCCTCGAGGAGATAGCCGTGTCCCTCCAAATCCTTGCCGACAACAGTGATACCAGTCTCCGCTGCGTTCTCTCCCACTTCTTTCGCGGGATCGACGGAGACAACGATACGAACAAGATGAGGCAGGTGGATCGGTGTAACGCTATCCACAGGGCGGATACGAGTCCCGTCGATAAGGCTGCGACTCCAGAGAGCGCCGGCGACATCATCAAGAATTTCCGCGTTGAGCTCTTGCCGACCGATACGCGTTCCCTCGTATTTCTCCACGACAGCTTTGCGGAACGGCGGAGCGAGGTTAGCCAAGTTCTCCATTGTGGAGCCCTTGGTGATTGCAGTATCGGACCGGAGGATGATGTCCTTCAGTAGCCTAATTGGTTTAGGAGTTGTAGTAACGATCTGGCGGGGATGGTCTCCAAGGCGAAGTCCAAATTGAAGGTTATCCCATGCTTCTTGGGCGTATCGCCACTTGCAAAGTTCATCGCACCAGGCACCATCGAACTGGGGACCACGTAGCGAGTCATAATCCTCCGCGGAGAAAAGGGTAGCAATAGCGCCGTTTGGCCAGGTGAGACGCCTTTTAGAAGGCTCATACTTGGGCTTGAAATCCCGGGGAGAACAGGCAAGGATCCCGCTCTCACCTTCCACCATAACGTCTCGCGCATCAGCGGAGTCTTCAGCAACAAGCGCAATCCTCTTACAGTGACCCTCTCGTACCCACTTAATAACTGTCTCTGCTCCGCATCGAGTTTTTCCGAAACCGCGACCTGCCAAAATAAGCCACGTCGTCCAAAACTCGCCACTGGGCAAGATATAGTCGGGTTCAAGCTGGTTGGGTCTAGCCCACAGTTCCCAAGTATGGAGGAGATCGTCTGCTTCTTCATCGGTGAGATCCCGCAGCTTATCGATGTCTATATTATAGAGGTGCTCACGACGCAGTTGCTTTCCGTCGACCAGGTTGTTCAACAGCCCTACGTTTTCTTCCTCGCTCAGGAACAGGGGGTGGCGCTGGGAGTAGTCGGGGCTGCCGTTCTTCGGCGGACGCTTCTTCTCCTCCTTGCGAGGATTGATCCTCAGGTACTTCAGGCTCCGCTTTACCGCTTCCCTCGAGAACCTTACCTTCAGCCTGGAGCCGCGCAAGCCGATTGAGGAGTTTCGCTTTGGCGCCTTCAACATTGATATTCACCTCAAGGGAGCTCTTGCCCGCATTCCGATCATACTTGTCGGGACGGCGAGCTTTCAGGATTGCAAGCATCAGCGGATCGGACTTCTTCATAGCCCGTTCGGTTGCCACATCCTCGATGAAGTCCGTACCTTCCTCGACTGCCTCATCCCAGTCCTTGGCAAACTCCGGATCACTGTCACGCCAGTTCTTGAAATTCCGCGGAGTACCATCAGCGGCAGCAGCA